ATCGCAGACACTCGCAGCACGGCGGGACAGTGCAGCGGGTGCAGGAACTTATGGGATACGTCCATCCAGATATGGAAGCAGCCCCATAACCGTTGAGGTGTTACGCCGGCCGATAAGCGACAGCCCTGCCGGCAAGACATCGAGACGTCAAGTCGGGACAAGCGCAAGCCCCCGCAAAACTTAAAGCACTGGTCCGTCATTGTGACGGGTAGCCGCTCAACTGATGTCGTGAAAGGAGTGTACCGTTATGAGTACACAAATCACGACTGCCTTTGTGCAACAGTTCAGCGCTAACGTGCAGATGTTGTCACAACAGAAAGGCAGTCTCCTTAGACGCGCCGTACGTGAAGAGCCTGTAACTGGCGAGAAAGCGTTTTTCGACCAGGTAGGTTCGGCTACGGCCGCCAAGAAGACGTCGCGTCACGGTGATACACCGATTTCCGATACGCCTCACTCGAGGCGGATGGTCACGATGGATCACTGGGAATATGCCGACCTTATCGACGATGCTGATAAGGTTGCCATGTTAATTGACCCGACGTCGAGTTACGCAAACGCTGCGGCGTATGCAATCGGACGTGCAGTCGACACCGCAATTATAGACGCGGCTGACGGTACTGCACTGACGGGTAAGTCTGGAAGCACCTCTACGGCGCTTCCAGCTGGTCAGATTGTTGGCGTTGCTTCGCCAGCGGCCGGGCTAACAATCGCAAAGATGGTCAATGCGAAAAAGATACTTGACCAGAACAATGTTGATCCGTCGATCAAGCGGTATATCGCTGTTCATCCAGAACAGATTGAAGACCTCTTGAACGACAGCACCGTAACCAGTGCCGACTACAATACGGTCAAGGCATTGGTACAAGGTGACATCAACACCTTCATGGGTTTTGAGTTCATTACCTCGACCCGGTTGAATACCGACAGTTCGTCCTACCGCCAGGTTCTGGCGTGGGCCGAGGACGGTATTACACTGGCGATGGGCAAAGACCTGATGACCCAGATCACCCAGAGAGCGGATAAGTCCTACTCGACCCAAGTCTATGTGTGTGCACAGTTTGGTGCCACGCGCATGGAAGAGGAAAAAGTAGTTCAGATCCTCTGCTCAGAATAGGGGGGCTGAACAATGGCTAATGTCAATCAGACCCTTGCCAGTAATCATCTGGCATCACCGCGTGTACACAGCCCGTCCTACCAGTTGCATGGTTCGATGCGTGTTGCGTGCGGAACTATTGCGCTGGCGGCAGGCGATCTGTCTGCCGGCGATACCATCATGTTGGCTCCAATTCCGACCAACGCTGCGGTAGTTAGTATCAAGATCTACAATGACGATCTTGACTCTGGCACAACCGTAACGATGCACGTCGGGTTGTATACGGCAGACGGTAACGTGACGGCAAAAGACGTTGACGCTTATGCAAGTGCGACGACCGATCTGAGGGCCGCTGTGCTCACGGGTACGGAAGTTGCGTTTGAAGCGCGCAATGTCAATACGATGGGGCAGCGCGTCTGGGAAGATGCTGGCGACAGCACCGATCCTGGGGGCTACTACTTCATAGGTCTTGAAACCGACGCCGCAGGCGACACCGCCGGCGATCTGTCGTACCTCATTACCTACGTCATCGACTAAAGGAGCGGGAGAGGTAGCGTTCGCGCCTCTCCCCTTTCTTTGCGTCGTTACGTTGAAAACATTTTGACCCCGGCGGAAGCGGAAACGCTCGTGGGGTTCAACGGGAAAGTGCCCTTTGACATCGGCGCAATCCCCAAGGTAGTCGGTGAGATGGAGCGCCTCGGCGCTGTCGTGACACCGAAAAGTTATTGCAGGATCGAAGGCAAGTCTGACGGGCACGACTGGCACGTTGATACCGGCGACAGCAACCACATGCCCTGGTGCGCATGGAGTGCATCGGTTTTGCTGACCCCGCCCGATCGATTTGAAGGTGGCGCATTCCAGTTTGCCGACCCGTCCGAGGAGCACTCGGCGCATTACCTGGACGCAATTATTTACACGTCCGACGAACGGCATCGGGTGTTGCCGCACCAAGGAAGCAGAAAAGTATTGCTGGTATTTTTAGGAGCCGACAATGGCGAGTGAAGTTGACATCATTAATTCCGCGCTAAACATGGTCGGCGCAAGCAACATTATTTCCCGCAGCGAAGACAGCAAGTCCGCGCGGATTACCAACCAACGCTACGACTACGTGAGGGACGCCGTGCTCCGGGCCCATCCGTGGAACTGCGCGATCTCCCGCGTCGAAATCGCTGCCGACAGCGACAGTCCCGCTTTCGGTTTCACCAATCAGTTTACACTCCCCACTGATCCCTACTGCCTGCGCGTTCTGCGCCTCGAGTACCTCGATGTCGACTTCCGCGTGGAAGGCCGGAAGATCCACTGCGACGAGGATACCGTCAAGGTCATCTACCTTGCTCGCGTTACCGATCCCAATGAGTATGACCAGCTGTTGGTCGAAGCAATTGCGGCGCGCCTGGCTGCGGATACCAGCTACGCGCTGGTGCAATCGAGCACGCTGACGGGCACCATGTTCCAGTTATACGAAGCAAAGTTGAGCGAGGCGCGATTTGTTGATGCGACCGAGGGAACACCGGGTGCCCTGCAAAGCGTCACGGTGAGTGGTTCGTTGCAAGCAGACACCCTGGTTAATGCGAGGCTGTAGATGGCTCGTGCCAACTTCGCGTTCACCAATTTTACAGCTGGTGAACTTAGCCCCAGACTGAACGGTCGTTCGGATCTGGCAAAGTATTTTAACGGGTGCGAGACACTCGAGAATTTTCTGATCCACCCGCATGGGGGCGCGACACGACGACCGGGCACAAGGTTTGTCGCCGAGGTCAAGACGAGTTCCCTGCAGACACGCCTGGTGCCGTTCCAGTTTAACGTAACCCAGGCATACGTGCTCGAGTTCGGAAACAACTACTTCCGCATTTACAAGGACGGCGGACAGGTAACGTCGGGCTCGCCTGCCTCTGCCGTAGAGGTAACCACAACATACGCCACTGCGGATCTGGCTGCGCTGAAGTTTGCCCAGTCTGCCGACGTGATGTATGTCGTCCACCCTGATAAGCCGGTGCGCAAGATAGCTCGCACGTCACATACAGCGTGGACTATTACGGATGTTGACTTTGCCCGAGGACCGTTTTTAGACCCGAACACAACTGCGACGACGCTGACATCGGGGGCGCGTACCGGCTCGGTTACTATTACTGCCAGTGCCGCAACAGGCATCAACGGCGGGAGTGGTTTTACCACTGATGACATTGGGCGCCTGGTAAAACTGCACCACGGCTACGCAGAGATCACGGCGGTCGGCTCGACGACATCGATCACTGCAACGGTGCAGGACAACGACGTTTTTGATACGGAGCTTGAGCCTTCCTACACTGCGAGCACAATCTCTTTCGCAGAGGGCGATCCTAGCTCGACCTCGCTGGAGCACAACGACCGGATCATTGACAGCGCCAAGAATTGGGTAAAGCAGGGGTTCCTCGACAACATGGAGATCACGGTCTCCGGCGCAGGCACGAGCGCGAATAACACAAGCTACCTAATCGTGAAGGTGACCGACGACACGTTGCTGCTTGCACCAAGTGACGATGTCGTAAACGAAAGCGCATCTTCCAGTATCACAGTTGTGGGCAAGTTGGTGGCGGACGATGAGTGGGCACTCGGGGCGTTCTCTCCCGAGACCGGCTATCCGTCCTCGGTCACATTTTACGAGCAGCGCTTGACATTTGCCGGGACGGCTTCGCAGCCGCAGACGGTTTTCTTCTCGGTGTCGGGCGACTTCGAGAACTTTACTGCAGGCACCGAAGACGACAGCGCGCTAATTTATACGCTGGGATCGAACCAGGTAAACGTGATCCGCTACCTGTCGTCGTCTCGCAATTTGCTGGTTGGCACTTCGGGCGGTGAGTTTGTAGTTCGAGCCAGTGGCACGGATGAGCCGATTACGCCGACGAACGTGCAGATCAAACAGCAGTCGGCTTTTGGTGCGGCAGATGTTCAGCCTGTCCAGGTTGGCAATGCGGTGCTTTTTCTGCAGCGTGCCTCGAGAAAAATACGTGAGCTTACTTATGACTTTGATACCGATGGCTACATAGCGCCGGATCTGACAATCCTGGCGGAGCACGCAACCGAGGGCGGCTTGACCGAGTTGTCCTACGGACAGGAGCCGGACAGCGTGGTCTGGATGGTGCGTTCCGATGGCGTACTCCTCGGTATGACCTACCGACGCGAAGAGCAGGTGGTCGCCTGGCACACACACAAGATCGGCGGTGTCTCGGGTGCCGCGACCGTAACAGTCTCCGACTACGCAAACATTGCGGTCGGCTCGACGATTAAGCTGACCAAGTCCGACGGGGAAACAATAACCTTTACCTCGGAAGCGGTTAGCGGTTCGGCCCCGGCGGAGACATTAGGATGGCGGCCAAACGAGAGCAATGATACGACCGCCGACAACATCTATACCGCGATCAACGCCCACGCAGATTTCACTGTGCCAAACCCAGGGGCAGCTGTGGTCACCATTAAGGAAACAGCACGCGCCGGCGTCGGCTTTTTGACTGTAACGACATCGGACGACACACGTCTGGCGGCAACAAGCCAGAGCCACGCACTGGTGGAAAGTGTCGCCAGCATCCCGGGCACGGCCGAGGATGAACTGTGGATGATTGTCAACCGTACCATCGACGGTTCGACTGTGCGTTACGTCGAGTACATCAAAAACTTCGACTTTGGTTCGGACGTCGAGGATGCTTTTTATATTGACTCTGGTTTGACATACGACGGTAGCTCCGCGACATCTCTTAGCGGTGCGACACATTTGGAAGCGGAAAACGTCGCGATCATTACCAACGGCGCGGCACACGGAAACAAGGTTGTCTCCTCGGGCGCGGTTACTCTCGATCGGGCCACGACAAAGGCACACCTGGGCTTGATTTTCCACAGCACGCTCAAGACCATGCGCATCGAAGCGGGTTCGACGGATGGGACAGCGCAAGGAAAGATCAAGCGCATCGATGACGTAAACCTGAGACTATATCGATCGGTCAATGCCCTCGTGGGCGGTGATGTCTCCACCCTCGATCGCATCCCGTTCCGTTCGGGCGCTGACGAGATGGACGAGCCCATACCGCTTTTCTCTGGTGACAAACAACTGGAGATGCCGACCGGATACGACCAGGATGGCTATGTTGTCGTGCGCCAGGACTTGCCGCTGCCGATGACAGTCATCGCAATCCATGCGCGCGTCCAAACCTACGACTAGCTTTAAGGTCGTCGACTTTGTGCCGGAGCACGCGGACGACCTTTGGGAGAGAAACAGCACGTTGGCTACTGCGGACCGTGGGTTTATGACAAAGGACAACGTGAAGGCGATGGCGCTGAAGGGCCACGCTTTCAGTCTCTTGACAAACGGACACCTGGTTTTCAGTGCCGGCATATTCCCGATATGGGACGGCATGGGCGAGGCGTGGGTAGTACCGTCGGATTTGATCCGCCGGCACAAGCGTGAGTTTGTCCGGTATGTGCGCGGCTACATGGATCAGCTGGCAAAAGAAAACAGTTACCATCGAATACAGGCGACAGCGCGATATGACTTCCCACAGGGCCAGCGTTTTCTGGAGTTTCTTGGGTTTACGCGCGAGGGCTTGATGCACCACTACGGACCCGATGGCTCCGACCATTATTTATACGCGAGGTTGATGTAATGTATGTTGTGAACCCAGGGACCATTGCCAGTACGACATCAGCAGCATCGGCGGGGGGTTTGATGTCGTTGATGGGCGGCCCTGCAGGATGGGCGTTTGCTGGATTAGGTCTCCTTGGCGGGTTAATGGGGAGCGGGAGTAGCAATCGGGCAGGCGAAGCAGCAGCACGCGCAGCAGAGTACAACGCCAAGATCCGCGCGCGGAATGCCAAGGTCGCCGAAATGCAGGGCGAGTGGCAGAAGTTCCTCGCCGGCACGCAGGTTCAAGACTTCCGTGAACAGTTTGAAGATTTTCGTGGTGCGCAGGCGGTCGCTTATGCCAAGGCCAATGTCGTATCAACCGAGGGAACTGCGCGACTGGTGCAGGAAGAAGCGGCACGCGAGGCGGACGATCAGATCGCCATGATCGAGATGCAGGGCGAAACGAACGCAATGCAGTTCCGAGAAAAAGCAGTGAATGAGAATTTGGAGGCAAATCTCCAGCGACTTTACGCACGTCAATATAAAACCGCCGGCAGGTACAGAAGCTATGGCGCTTTGCTTGGCGGTGCCTCAAAAGCTGCATACATACTGGCGAGCGCATAATGAAAGTACCTCAATACCGTCGCACGCTGGGTATGCCGAAGGCGGCACCCGGCCAGGATTTAAGCGCAGGCGCCAACCCGGGTCAGGTTGCTATGGCCGCCGAAGCGTCTGGAGCACTCGGCGGAACAATACAGACGGAAGGTGCGCGTTGGTTTGGGCATTTGTTGGGGAAGGAACGCGCCACCAAACAGGCAGCGGCGGAGTATGAGTTTGGTACGGGCGTACAGCAATCGGTCGTAAACGCACAGACCTACGGCGTTGACAGTGAATACTGGAAAGACGAGCACGGCCAGACGAGAGGCGTGACCGATCAGCGTTCATGGATTAAGAGTTCCCTGGTAAGCGATCTGAATAAGAGGGCTGCGGCAATCCGAGATCCGGTCGTGCGCTCCCGGTTTCTGACGTCTGGGTACAAGAGTGTTGCCTCGGCAATGCCAGGTATAGCAAGCCATCTCAGGGGAAAGTACTCGGACTATTCAGAAAGCATCTGGATACGAAACCAGAATGCCAAGGTGCGCGAGATTGCGGCAATGCCGCCAGGGGATGTTCGGGAAGAAGCAATTGGGCAACTGGCTTTGTCGATTGAGTACCAGGGTGAGATTGGAAGCTGGGGCGCCGTAAAAACCCAGAGAGCCGTTGTCACGGCACTGAGCGACATTGATTACCACCAGGCCCGAACGGAGTTCGCGGTAGCGGCTGCCGGCGGAAAGGATGGCGACCTAGACCCCGTACTCCTTGTCGAAGAGTTTTTGGACGACCTTCGTAGTGGCGAGCGCTACAAAAACCTGGACATTAGCGCGGCAGCGCGCCTCGAAACTTTGGGGGAGAGACGTCTTTCCAGCTTAATCACTACCGCGCACAATGCGGAGTTGAAGAAAGACAGAGACGAAGAAGCGAAGGTGAATATCGAACAGGAGCGGGAGTACGAGAGACTATCCGCTGAGATAGACATTGCGCGTGCGTGGCAACTGGAAAACCCTGGCGAGGTCTTGCCGGTCGATGTTCCAATGGTAACGGTTGGTGACCTGCTGAGTATGAACAAGCGCGAGATAAGCCCCGCGCAGAGAGATATCTTGCGACGAAAAATTGAAGGCAACGACGAGGTTAACAATCAAAGAGCAGTCGCCGAGTTTAACGACCGCATTACAAATGCGTACACCGACGAAGATCTTCGTTCTTTGGAAAAAGAAGTAAACCGCCAGTATCAAGCGGGGATCATTGGTGGCTTGGCGCATAAAGGTCTTACCACTAACGCAAAGGCGATGCGCGGTAACACGCCGCGCGCAAAACAGATCAAGAGCTACAAAACGAGTTTGAGGACGGTATTCGGCGATAGACCTGGGGGGATTACGCTTGAAGGATCGAGGTCAGCGGACAACGACATCCAACTGGCGACAGCCCTGCGTCAGTACGATGATATGGTCGGCCGTGGAGTGCGCCCAGCCCAGGCATATTATGAAGTCATCGACACACACTTAGCCCAAACGCAGCAACAAACAAAGGTCGCGGAAAGCATCGTGCGCACTCTTCCCTCAAGCATCCAAAGCGCTTTAGGGATTACAAACATACGAGAGTTTGGGGCGGGCAACGCGCTCAACATGTCCACGCTGACGCTTGACAATCTAGGCAATGCGCGAGCCGCGTGGCAACGCTACGCCAGCGGTCTGCTGCCGAAAAAAGTATCCGCTGCAGAGGAAGTGGCAGGCGTAGATGTAACATTGGCGCAGCTTACGCCAGAAGAAGTTCGCGATCTTGGGTTGGATATAGAAGCACGTATTGGCGTCAGGGATCTGTATGCAATGGAAAGCGGTTTGCAGTACGTGGGGCGTATTATCCAGCGGCATGGTGCGCTAATTGAACTGGAGCCGCCGCCCCGCGAGCGAACAGAAACCAATCCAAATACGGGAGAAGAACAGCAGACATCTGAGAGTGTGGAGGAAGAAGCCGCGTGGCGGAAGTTTATGAGATCAATCGCGGAATGGTCACCTGTCGGAAATGGAGAAGAGAGTGCCGCAGACCGGGCTGCCAATCGCGGCGCTGGTACGCGATAGCAGCGATGGTGTAATAGCATGGCAGTAATTGATACGAGATCGGCGTTACTAATGACCGATCCCCTCGCAAGTATGAGCGTCAACCAGGAGCGTGAACAGTTTGAGCTTTCGG